ATGCTCAGAAATATTTCATCCTGTTTATTTCCACATATCAGCAAAATTACATCCCCCAACCATTATTTGTCCGAATGGGATGATTGGGAGAAACAGGGGTTACCGGAAGAACAGCGTACTGAGGCGGTAAGAAGACTTCGTGCATGTCTTACCTCTAAGGGGCATAAACTGGACCTGCGAGCCTTGGCGCTTTCCTCGTTACCTGTACTCCCTGCTTGCATTAAAAAGCTTGATGTGAGCTGTAATAAATTAACCATCCTTACTGATTTACCTGAAAATATTAAAGAACTTATTGCAAGAGATAATTTCTTAACACATATATCTGCATTACCACATTATCTAATAACTTTGGATGTGTCCGAAAATCAATTAGAGAATCTGCCGTTATTACCAGACACCATCAAATCACTAAGCGCAGAGTATAATAGGTTATCCACACTGCCTTCATTACCCTTGAATTTAAAAAACTTGAGGTTAGGAACAACGAACTGCAAACTCTTCCATCTCTGCCTTCTAATCTTAAGATACTTAAGGTTGCGCACAACCATCTTACTGAACTGCCCCCTTTACCTAGGAGACTGCAACTTCTTTTTGCATATAGCAATAGATTAAGCAACTTACCAAACATCCAAGAAAATATTATCATGAGAAGATTTTTTTATTTTGAAAACAACCAAATAACTACAATCCCGACAAATCTTTTTCGTTTAGATCCTCATATAACTATTGAGATTGCAAATAACCCCTTATCAGATCAAACTCTGCTATTCTTAATACAGCAAACTTCGGTTCCAAATTTTAACGGGCCTCAGTTTCGTATTTCCCTGTCAGACCAAAACAGACTGTTTTTACGCCAGATGTTGCCGCAAAATTTACATTCGCGCCATATCAGAGTCATCACTGAAGGGGGGCAGAACTTTCAGATCCCCCCTCTTCCCGAAACTGTGGCAGCCTGGTTTCCTGAAGCAGATCGTCGGGAGGTTTCTACACAATGGACTTCTTTTTCCACCGAGGAGAATTCCCGGGCATTCTCCGCGTTCCTTGACCGCCTTTCCGATACCGTCTCTGCACGCAATACCTCCGGATTCCGTGAACAGGTCGCTGCATGGCTGGAAAAACTCAGTGCCTCTGCGGAGCTTCGACAGCAGTCTTTCACTGTTGCTGCTGATGCCACTGAGAGCTGTGAGGACCGTGTCGCGCTCACATGGAACAATCTCCGGAAAACCCTCCTGGTCCATCAGGCATCAGAAGGCCTTTTCGATAATGATACCGGCGCTCTGCTCTCCCTGGGCAGGGAAATGTTCCGCCTCGAAATTCTGGAGGACATTGCCCGGGATAAAGTCAGAACTCTCCATTTTGTGGACGAGATAGAAGTCTACCTGGCCTTCCAGACCATGCTCGCAGAGAAACTTCAGCTCTCCACTGCCGTGAAGGAAATGCGTTTCTATGGCGTGTCGGGAGTGACAGCAAATGACCTCCGCACTGCCGAAGCCATGGTCAGAAGCCGTGAAGAGAATGAATTTACGGACTGGTTCTCCCTCTGGGGACCATGGCATGCTGTACTGAAGCGTACGGAAGCTGACCGCTGGGCGCTGGCAGAAGAGCAGAAATATGAGATGCTGGAGAATGAGTACCCTCAGAGGGTGGCTGACCGGCTGAAAGCATCAGGTCTGAGCGGTGATGCGGATGCGGAGAGGGAAGCCGGTGCACAGGTGATGCGTGAGACTGAACAGCAGATTTACCGTCAGCTGACTGACGAGGTACTGGCCCTGCGATTGCCTGAAAACGGCTCACAACTGCACCATTCATAATCACATCGCATAAACCACAGACCGGACTGACTCCGGAAAAACAGAGGCCCGCCCCCGGGCCTCCCCGGATTCATCCGTTTCCCTGTTCAGCCTGACAGCACGCCCCCGCGGCCGGATGACAGACTCCGCTTCGGTAAGCAAAGCGGTCTTCTGTGATTCCGCCAGTTGCGGCTTATTCATTACTCAACGTCAAACGCCCGAATTGAAGCCAAATCATCCAGACCGCTCAGCTCCTCTTTCATTTCACGCTGACGGCGATAAATCTCATCGTTGCGATCGACCTGCGCCTGCACCATTGCTGCCGCCAGTTCTTCCAGTTCCGGCATCGACAGTTTCACCTGCTGATTATCGGCATCGCTCCACGCCATATGTGTTTGTGCTGTGACAGATTTTGCCAGCATGACTACCGGGGACAGGCGGCCCAGTGAGTCGGGACCAGCATTCCAGATACGACCGTTCCATTCAAACGTGAACGGCTTCGCCTCCTGTTCTGCGCGCCATGCTTCAATTTCCTGACGTCTGGCCTCTCTGGCCGCTTCCAGCATTTCTGGTGTCACAGTGAATGGGGCTATCTCACCCCATTTGCCGCTTTGCAGTTCCTGCCAGATTTGCTGACCCGTCGGAGCGACATCATCAGCGGTGGCTGTGTAGGGGACTGCCTGGTCCCTGTCGTCAAAAAAAACGTCACAGTCTACTGCGCCACTTTCGGTATAACGGGGATTAATGATTTTTTTAATTTCCACGGTGCATTCCTCACGATGTGCGAATAAAAAGCCCGGGCATTGCGCCAGAGACATGTGCATCCGGCCCCCCGGACAGGGCGCAATATGACCCCGGTAATGAATGCTCTGAACATCCCGTAATGAAAAATTGTGGGGATGCTATATACGTTCCGGTGGGAGTACTGGGCACTGAAATCCCCACCGGTCCCAGTCGTGAGCCTCTGTATGACTGCCCCCTGACAAGTCTGATGACTTTATCACCGTCAGCTTCTCCCTGGTACGCAGCAATAATCAGCCCGCCAATGTCAGGGTCTCCCCATCTGTTGCGGACAGAGCTCGCCACGATTCTGTAAATAATATCTTCTGTGGTTATATTTATTTTCACCCAGCCAGTCAGTCTGGATATGGGCCAGTAGCAGTAGCGGGTGTGATAAATGGGGCCGTTAATGCCGTAAAAAGTAAGGGATTTGGCTCTGTACCGCGGTTCTGTTGTCTCAGGGCGTGCATCAGTCCACCGGATGCTGAGCACCCCTTCAAACCGTGTGTCGGGTATGATGATGTCGTAGGGGCCAGCAACGGAATATTCACCTGGCAGCGCATTCCTTACCCAGGCCAGGAAATCACTCTTAGTGTCAAAACGGATAACATCTTCAGGCAGAAAAGCACACCCAAAGCCGAATGCGCCGGGTATCGCCAGACGGCCTTTTGTCCGGTCGTAAATGTCGCTCTGTGCTTCCATCGTGGCCGCACTTTTCAGCCCCAGATTATCCCGGGACTTCTGTTGTGCCTTTTCGCCTGCTGCTGCGATTTCTGACAGATGGTTAGCCATTTTCAGAGTGCCGGTCAGCGCAGCATCAATGTCATTTTTGGCCTGTTCTGCTGCGCGGGCATAACCTGCGGCTGCCGCCACATCCTGCGCCGTCTGCTGTGCGTTTCCGGCTGCGGCCCCGGCGCTCTGCTGCGCCTGCGCCACCATTTCCTCAAAGCGTTTGACGACATCCGGCTTCAGGTCGCCTTCATCGGGGGCAGTCAGAAAGTCATTCAGCGTGCCGGGCTTTGAGTCGTCGTATACAGCAATGTCGCCAACACAGTACTCGTCGCGCCAGTCCCGTTTCAGATACACGCAATATTTTCCGACCTGTGCCTCAAACGAATATTCACCGTTATTTCCGGTCACTACATCAGCCCTGGTACGCATCACCACTTCTGAGGTGTTTACACGGGATTTCAGAATAATCTGGCATCCGGACATGGGGATGCCTGCGCCATCAGTCAGCGCACCTGATATCACTACAGACATAGTTTTTCTCGCGATAAATTAAATCAGGAAGAACCTTCCGGAGAGACGGGCCATTCAATGGCGTTGTATGAGGATTTATCAGTGATGGCGCTGAAATCCATCGCCTGCAGCGATTTCGCGTAAATACGGTACGCTTTCAGTTTTTCCCGGTCTTCGTCGCTGATTAGCCCCAGCAGCAGGTCTTCTTCCCATTCCCCTGTCCGGGCACTGACCTGAGCCAGAAGGGCATCACGCTCATCTTCCGCTTTGAGTCTGTAGTCAAAGACAAATTCATCATTGCGGTAAAACCAGTAACCCGGCGCGGTAATGCGGCGGTTGGCGGTAATATCAGGAACTTCAATAACACTGGCGTTACGGGGTTCAATGCCTGTCACATCCTTACCGACCCACACCACGCGCCCGTCTCCGGTGTAAACCATTTTTATGGTGTCACTGGCAAAGTTCTTCTGTTCTTCATACCAGTTTTTGCCGTCTTCCGAAAAAAGCCAGGTGACATCATACTGTTTTGTCAGCTGATATTGTTCCGCGGTTTTCGGATTACCTGCCGTAATATTTTTTAAATGCAACATTGTTAAATACTCGCTACGTTATACCAGATGCCATTAATCAGTTTTTGCAGCGGTCGGTAATACACACCGTTGACGTTATCCGCTGAGTTACGGCCGGTATCCGATATCGATATCCCTGACAACCCGTGTCCCGAAGGTGAGCGAAACGTCCATGAAACGGTGTTGCTGCCAGGGTTGTAATACATTTCATAACCATACCGCACATCCTGTACCCCCTCAGTTCGATGTTTATAGCGGGCATCGAAGTTTCCGTAATTTAACGGAATTACCTGTCCGTTTACAGCGAATGTGATACTACCATCGGTATTTCTCTGGCTGTAGAAATGCCAGCCGGAATCATCACCAAGCTCTGCAACAACAGGCCTGGATGGATTACCCCACAAATAAAACGCTGCATTTTTCGTGGAGTTGTTGGCGCTGGATAACGTGAATTTTTTAGCATTTCCGGCCTGAATATTTTTTAACGCTATCGCCACACCATTCTGGAAACGAAATACATGCTGTCCATTCGCATAAACATCCAGAATGCCGTCGCCGTTTTGTTTTATACCTGTATCGTTATCCCCGAAAGCAATTGAATTCCCCCCAGGGCGTTCTGAACGCCGATACCCAGCGCACCATTGACCTGCGAACCACCGCCAACAGACACTTTATGCGACATGGATATTTCACCCGTCCGCAGATTAATGGTGAACGGGCGCAGGGGACCAATATCGCCATTTTCCCCCTGACCTTCACTGGTGGGAATAAGGTGCAGGCACTCTTCCGAACGACGAAAAATCAGGCCAAAAGCTTCGTTGAAAATCCTCAGCGCATTAACACCACGGATTTTCAGCTCTCCGGTCATGGTGTCGCCATCACGCTGAACGGCATTTTTTGCCTTATCCACCGTGGGTTTTAATCCGAGGTTTTCAACAGCCTCATCCCTGTCTTCCACATCCGAAAGGTTATTTTTTATCAGCAATGCCTCTTCGTTAATTGCACCGCCCACCAGCAATAATATAGCCTTATATAGCTGGTCGTGTTCTTCTTTATTCAGTTCTATCCCGGCCTTCTCAATGACACCACAGATTTCCTCCTGAATGGCATTCCACATGGCACTGTTCAGCCAGGTAGCAAGACGTCCTGTGCGAAGATTTCCGTCAGTAAATCCGTTCTTACCCGGACCAAACTTATCTTTTACCGCAGTCAGCGTATCAATCCTGTGCATCTTCATCCTCATCTGGATAGGAAAATAAAACGACGGTGTGTGACGGACATAATTTATTAATCACGCACTCCGCAACCGTATCCCCCCACGTCCGGATCGGTGTGTTGCAGGCGTCCGTGCATGTCTGCCACTGAGCACCGGCATCCACCGGCAACGTCACACGCCAGAAATAACGCCAGCGATCTCCCCATTCCGGATCGGGGCTTGCATCCAGGTGCTGGAACTGTTCGATCGTTACGCCGGTATATCCCAGCGCCTCAAGCTGATCCAGGAAGAACTGCTCATTTATGCCACCAGCCACATTGGCTTTTGCTTCAAGACGTTGCTGACGCTGGCGTAATGTCTGGGTTCCGACAGGGGAACAGGAATCAGGTAAACCATACAATTCTTCATAACGTTCAATCAGCTCTGTGGACTGACCGGGATCGATTTCAATCACCAGTTCATCAGCCCGCTGGTGAACACGCACAAGCGATGGTGCCAGACCGTCAAGTACACCGTCGGTATCTGACCATGCAGGCCCCGGCTGCATCAGTCCGTACAGCAGCTTTGTATAATCATCCTGTAACGAATCCATTATTTACTCCTTGCCGGGTCATAAGCCTGCCAGGTGATCTCGCCGAGCACCGGAAGCTCGGTCTCCCCCAGGTCAATATCCGATGAAGGGACGATTAACCGGTGGGCCACTTCACCAGCAGACAAACTGATGGCCTCACTGATTCTGGACAGATACATACGCCCCTCTGGCACACTGAGGTAGCCTGAGTTTAACGGACACTCCTTCCTGAAATAGAATGGCATCAGAAGGAGCTAATAATGAGCAGAAAAAACCAACGTTACTCTAAAGAGTTCAAAGCCGAAACTGTCAGAACGGTTCTTGAAAATCAACTTTCGATCAGTGAAGGCGCTTCCCGATTATCCCTTCCTGAAGGCACTTTAGGACAATGGGTTACCGCCGCCAGAAAAGGGCTCGGTACTCCTGGTTCCCGCACGGTGGCTGAACTGGAATCTGAAATTCTGCAACTGCGTAAGGCGTTAAATGAAGCTCGCCTTGAGCGAGATATATTAAAAAAAGCAACAGCGTATTTCGCACAGGAGTCGCTGAAAAATACGCGTTAATCGAACAATGGCGACAACAATTTCCCATTGAAGCGATGTGTCAGGTATTTGGTGTATCCAGGAGCGGTTATTACAACTGGGTACAGCATGAACCCTCAGACAGAAAACAAAGTGATGAGCGGCTAAAACTGGAGATTAAGGTGGCACATATCCGCACTCGCGAAACATATGGAACCCGGCGGCTCCAGACGGAGCTGGCAGAGAATGGCATCATCGTTGGTCGTGACCGACTGGCACGTCTTCGTAAGGAGCTAAGGCTACGCTGTAAGCAGAAACGCAAGTTCAGAGCGACTACGAACCCGAACCACAATCTGCCAGTTGCGCCAAATCTGCTGAACCAGACGTTCGCTCCTACAGCACCAAATCAGGTCTGGGTGGCGGACCTGACGTATGTTGCCACACAGGAGGGATGGTTGTACCTCGCTGGCATCAAAGATGTTTATACGTGCGAAATTGTCGGCTACGCCATGGGAGAGCGCATGACAAAAGAGCTGACAGGTAAAGCCCTGTTTATGGCGCTCAGGAGCCAGCGCCCACCTGCCGGGCTAATCCACCACTCTGATCGAGGTTCACAGTACTGTGCATACGATTACCGGGTCATACAGGAGCAGTCTGGTCTGAAAACATCAATGTCGCGTAAAGGTCACTGTTACGACAACGCTCCGATGGAAAGCTTCTGGGGAACGCTGAAAAATGAGAGCCTGAGCCACTATCGTTTTAATAACCGGGATGAAGCCATCTCAGTAATACGGGAATACATTGAGATTTTCTACAATCGTCAGCGTCGTCACTCTCGTCTGGGGAATATCTCCCCGGCAGCCTTCAGGGAAAAATATCATCAGATGGCTGCTTAAAAAAAGAACAAATGGTAGTGTCCGCTATTGCCAGTACACCTCACTGAGCCGGAGATTCCGGATCAACGGCAATGCTGACCACCGTCTCTTCCTGTGGTGGATTCTGTTGCTGGTGGGCGTGAGGCAGCAGCGCAAGATTTTTTGTGCGCTGCTTCAGTATGCTGGTGGCGGTCTGCTCTCCCGGCACGATGTCGCTTTCACGGTACATTGAGCGGATTTTTTCCGCACGCAACCCCAGCGAACGACGTAATACTGCTTCCGGTAGCGCGTCCGCCACCTGATTGCGGACCGCCCACCAGGATAATTCAGCCAGAGATAATTCACGCTCCTGCGTACCGCTTATTGCGTGACCGATGACGTCAATCATCCATGCTGACAGGTTTTGATGAGCAAGTTGCTCGAGTGATTCGGATGTCTGGTCACGCAACTGGTTGTCGCAGTGCCAGCACAACACCATTGCGCCGGTACCATAACGGTGAATGACGGTTTCGCTGTGATGATAATCGCCGTGTGGCCACTGGCAGGATTTAATATGGCGCAACAGCCAGTCAGACAATGCACCAGCACCACCAGCAGCACGAATCACCCGTGCGTTACTGAAAAACGGCAGCAATGTTTTGTCTTCCACTAGCGGCTGGCGAACGGCAGGAACGACCCCGGACGGCAGATTACGCATGCTTTTCGGTTCCGGCTCCACCAGTACCCGGGTATTGTGGAATACCGGCATGGATTCACGGCCTGGCTTAAGGACCACCAGCCCGAGTTCCGGAACCAGAACAGGTCGAAGTAATACCCGCACATTACCTCCAGATCCGTTGCTGGAATGTGCAGGACGGACGCGGTGGCCGTTCGGAATAAGGGAGCCTGACGAAGATTATCCAGTGACGATAATCGAGACTGAGGGCTTTCTTAATCTCGTATCCGTGTCTGCGGTAGCGCTGAATCAGCCATTCAGCCTGTTCTTCGGTGCAGGGGTCGTGCTGATACCAGTCAGATTTGAATGCATGAGAACGCCGCCCGTGCCTGCTGGCAGGCGCGGCAGAGTTATCCGAATTGTAAAATTTGGTATCGTGCGCCATCTGTTTTCTCTGCTGGCGCAGCAGGTGCCAGTTGTTCAGGCTGACGGATGGATTGTAAACCAGAACGACCAGAAAAACAAAACCCGCCGAAGCGGGTTAAGTGCGGGTGCGTTGAGGATGCCTGACACATCAGCGGTGGCGAGGGATTTCTCCCCCGCCGGGTCTCTTACTCCTCAGGTTCGTAAGCTGTGAAGACAGCGACCTCCGTCTGGCCGGTTCGGATTCGTACCTCGCAGAGGTCTTTCCTCGTTACCAGTGCCGTCACTATGACGGTTAAACAGATGACGATAAGGGCGATTAACATCGCCTTTTGCTGCTTCATAGCCTGCTTCTCCTTGCCTTTCGGCACGTAAGAGGCTAACCTACATGTGTTCAGCATGGATTGAGCCTCAGATTAATGTTAAGCGTCTTGCAGGACGCGTAGTGTTAACTGGGGCTTTTCTCTATCTGCCTTTTGGTGTTCATGCCTGAGACAGATAGCCTCAAGCACCCGCAGTCATTCTACTTAACTAAGATTTCCCTGCAAACCGTTTTTGTCCGGCACAGTAAATATCCAACTAAACCAATAGCGTTCGCTGTATTTACCGCCAGTATTCAATGCACATGACCGCCATGAACACCCCTAAAAAAGGGCATTTATATGTCCAAACATTAATATCAAAACATCAATTTTTTCCATATACCTTGCTGTGAAGATGATGGGCATACATGATGCGAACAACCAGAACGCAACAAACAAAAACTGCAATGCGTTTTTCATTATTCCCCCTACAATCAATGTGCAATAACATTTAAACACACCTCAATTTGGCCGGACATATAAATATCTAAACCAGAAAAAATCACTTACATAGCGTTACAAACTCTTTAGTCTAAATACTCATCGTAAAACATTCCCCATACTTATCAGTCCGTTCCGCGCCAGGTAGCTTATTGCCTTATCTGGCAACCTATAATCAGGTTTCCGCTTTTTCAGTTGGCTGGTCGTTTAACCGACATAGTTAACCCATTAATCTGGTTGCCGGATGCTGGTGGATTTTCGCGTTTTAGTTGTTCATAAAAGTGCACAGCTTTAACCAGTTCTTCTGATGTAACCGGGACTGGTGGGGCAGTGAATAAGGCCTGAATTTCATAGTTCGGCCTGTCGTTACAATCCTCTTTTTTCGGTACATATTTCCAGTCACCAACCCACAACTCCCCCTGAGAGTCCATAACACCTTTTTTCACGTAGCGATATCGCCACGCTATCGGCTCTGCTTCCAGCGATGCCCGTGCAATTTTGAATAACTCGCCCTCTACTCGCGCCATCCCTGAATTGGGGTGGCATTTCGTAATCGCTATTTTTAATTTGGCTTCTTCGATTAATTGTTCTTTTGTTAATTCAGTCATTTTCATTACCGCCCTTTCAGGCGGCGGTAATGCTGCCAACTTACTGATTTAGTGTATGATGGTGATTTTAAGGTGCTTGCGTGGCTTCCATTTCCATCAGATGTCCTTCCTGCTCCGCTACTGAAGGCGTGGTGCGTAACGGCAAAAGCACTGCCGGACATCAGCGCTATCTCTGCTCTCATTGCCGTAAAACATGGCAACTACAGTTCACTTACACCGCCTCTCAGCCCGGTACGCACCAGAAAATCATTGATATGGCCATGAATGGCGTCGGATGTCGCGCCAGTGCACGCATTATGGGCGTTGGCCTCAACACGGTTTTACGTCATTAAAAAACTCAGGCCGCAGTCGGTAACCTCGCGCATACAACCGGGCAGTGATGTGATTGTCTGCGCTGAAATGGACGAACAGTGGGGCTACGTCGGTGCTAAATCACGTCAGCGCTGGCTGTTTTACGCGTATGACAGGATACGGAGGACGGTTGTGGCGCACGTCTTCGGTGAACGCACTCTGGCCACACTGGAGCGTCTTCTGAGCCTGCTGTCGGCCTTTGAGGTCGTGGTATGGATGACGGATGGCTGGCCGCTGTATGAATCACGCCTGAAGGGAAAGCTGCACGTTATCAGCAAGCGTTACACTCAGCGCATTGAGCGACATAATCTGAATCTGAGACAACATCTGGCAAGGCTGGGACGGAAGTCACTGTCGTTCTCAAAATCGGTGGAGCTGCATGACAAGGTCATCGGGCATTATCTGAACATAAAACACTATCAGTAAGTTGGAGTCATTACCTCAGGCGGCCTCCTGATGTTCTGAGGGTGCAGAAATCCCTCCGGTTAAGGATTAAATTTTATTTGCTGTGCTAAATTTAATTATTCAGTTTTTATTCCTGCTCTCAAAACAGCCTCTGCCATTCTGATATCCGGATTTTCTGAAATCATCTTTTCCGGCGAGTCGCAATCACCACCACATTCAGTTATGCGTTCATGACCAAAACGAATTGTGGTTTTGTGCGCATTAATCATTTGTGTAAGCGCATCTGTCAATTCTGCAATGCGTTTGTCTTTAACTTCCAGCTCTTTCAGTAAAGCCAGTACGTCAGGAGCGCTAACATCAACGACGGTTACGCGCGATTTCAGGTAATGCTCATCCGCAAAAGTTCGACCAGTTTTAAAATATCCATCATCCCCCTCACCTGTGCAGGCATACACAATATGCGTTCTGGAAAATATGCGCTGTATCGACATTTCATCGCCACAAACAGGACATTCCGGCACCTGAATTGGTGAATAACGTTCACGTAATGCCTGGTAATTAGTCTTGCACACTGGCTGTCTCCTGAAAAATCACCGCATGCCCCAGTTTCTCCGCCAGCGCCAGTTCTGCCTTAGCGCCTGCTGACCGCTGCCAGCCTTTCAGCATGTAAATCGCATCCACACAACGAATCATCGCCATGCAGATATCCATGTACTGCGGCTGTGTCAGCCCGTCCGGAAGTACTGCCGGGTTTAAGACGGTATGCCCTTCCCGTTTCAGTTCCTCTTCCGCATTGTGAAACGCCTCACGGTTGAAATTTTTATACCCGGTCATTGGACCGGCGATATAGACTCTCACCCTCACGCCATCACCTCCTGAAAATTACCCTGATAAAACGACAATATGCGCTGCATAACTTCGCTCTTCCGGCACTCGCGACAGATTATGTTTAGGCGACTGTCGTAGCGACGTATTTCTCCGTCAGGTAATGACCAGATAAGGTCCGGATCAACCGCAGATGGTTTCTTCAGCTTTGCCCTTGAGAGCTTTTTACGGGCATTTTGCCAGTCCTTACGCGCCTGTTCAGACGGGAATAACCCGTAACCAGAGTTGTATACATCGCCACTGGCAACCAGCTCTCTGGCCAGAACGCTCATCAGATATCTTGTTGCCCCAGTTTTAGCTTCCAGTTGTCGTAACGTCTCGCGCCCACTCTGGCGTACGAGTTCAAGAACCTGCCCTTTAATTTTTTCCCGCTCTTCTTGTGTAAAAACTTTTGCCACAAGCCCTCCTGAAAATTACCTCATGACCAGAAATTAACACTTACCCCCTGAAGCCCGGCGGAATTTCGTTATCCGGTTCAGAAATATGATTCACACAACGCTGGTTGTTCGTGCCGCTTACCGGGAGCAACCAGGGGTTCTCAAAATTCCGGTCCGGTCCAAAAAACGTCGTCGCTCGCTGAACAAATTCCGTTCCCGTTTTCCCGGTAGCCGCCAGGTATCTTGCGTAACGCCTCACGCCATCCAGCATGGCCTCTGGTGGCACCCCCTCGCGTAATCTGGCCTTCCAGGCACTGAAAGCGGATTTCTTCGGGTTTGCCCCGGCACGCAACGGGTACTCCCGCCAGACCTGTTCGAACACATCCGGATAATCCACTCGTCCCACAGACTGCCCGGTGTTTTCCGGGACTACCCGATCGGCTTCCCGCTGAATGGCGGAATCGGCTTCAGGCTGCTGCAGTTGGTGTGATTGCTCCGGACTTGCGGTCATCGCCTGCTGCACAGCGCCCGAATCGGCTTTCAGCGCATACGCTGAATCGGCTTCCGGTGTCGTGCCTGCTGGCTGACCAGGATTGACGGTCTGAACATCCCCTGCCTGGTTCGTGGCGTTTTTTACGCCATGGACCATAGTGTTTTGATCTTCTTGATCTGTATCTTTATCTGTATCTTTATCTGTCGTGACTCGTCGTGACATGTGCGTGACATATCGTGACGCGCCGTGACAATCGCCATTTTGTTCCCGCTTTCTTTCCCTCTCTCGCTGCGCCCTCTTGCGCTCTGCAGGAGATTTTGCGGTTTGCGAAATATTGCCGTTGTCCTCTTTCAGCACCTGGCGTTTTTCCCATCCAGTGATTAAATCACCATCAAGTACCCGCCCCTGCATCGTCTGCAAAATTGAATCAATTACCTCTTCTGTCACGTCGAGCGCACTTGCCAAATCTTCTGTCGTGACATCAATGTGACCTCGCGTGACATTTCGTGACGCGCTCACCAGGAGGTGGATATACACTGCCATCACTGTTGCAATTGGCTGCCCTGACACCCTGGCAATTGTTCGCCACTTAGGGTCATTTGGCATGTCATGCCATAATCTGAGCCAGGCGTTAGCCATACTCACCTCTTTTGATACCGAATCTTTTTACTCACAAATTGCCGGAAGTGATCCGGTATGAATATTGCGAGTCAATGCACAGCCACAATATTTCCTGCAGGGCCACCACGATTCATCTGGTTGAAACCAGCGATCGCCACTGCGACAAAATCATCAGCGTCTCTCACCAGTCGTTCCCGCGTCTCCACTAGTTCCCGAAAATAGGCTGAGCTATGGCTGCGCATTCGGGCCACCAGCAGAGGTGGCATTGCTTTTTCGATAGCTGGTAACAACGCCTGAATTTTTTTAAGCGCATCAGGGGTGTCTTTCTCCACCCAGCGGAAAATTTTCTGAGTATTGCGAGCCAGGGCTTCCGGATGGCTGTCGTCATACAGTTCCGGGAACGTCATTCCCAGCTCGAAATACGCTTTGGTAATTTTCGCAGCCGGTACTTTTTCGCCGTCCGGATGCGCCCAGGCATTCATCGCCATGCGGATGTGTTCATGCTTGATTTTCATGAATCAACTCCCATCAGCTTTTTCGTAGTAGTTTTATTCCTGCCAATAGTTAAAATTGCATCGGCAGAAAATAATCCGTTTGATGCAAGAGCGATTTTTTCAGCGTAATTTGTTTCGCCGGTATATTCTGTGCGAGGCAATTTTCCGTTATCCATCCATTTATAGATTGCTCTTTGGCTGACACCACAAACGTCGGCCACAACAGCAACGCGAACAGTTTTGATTACATCTTCAAGTGTTTTCTGGTTCATATCACCCTCACAATGTGAACTTTGAGTACATGCCATAACAGAACTGACAGTACATTCAAGAGCGAATATCATTGAACTTATGGTTCATGAAGATAAAGCGCGTAAAGAGTTCGCCAGTAGGCTTGCGCTAGCCTGTGAAAACGCTGGTTATGAACAACATGGAAGGCAGGCAGAAATTGCCCGTCGAATGAAATTAACACCAAAAGCGGTTAGCAAATGGTTTAATGGCGAAACAATTCCTCGCCGGGAGAAATTAAGGGAATTAGCAACACTAATAGGAACAACACCAACCTATCTTTTGGGAGAGGATACAGAAGAAAGTGGACAGGTACGTTTCTATCAGGAGTTAAATCCAAGACAAAAAATCATCATTGACCTTCTGGACGAGCTCCCTGACAGTGAGACAGATGAACTTTTAAAAACTCTTGAAGAGAAAAAACAGAAGTACAATGCAATTTACGAAGAGTTAGCACGAAAGAAAAACAAAAAGCCTCTTAAACCAGCATAAATCCGGTAGCGCCTTCCTCCGGGTTTGTGCTTCACTTTATCCCATCTCATTTTTTTACACACAAAATGTACCATAAGCACTTTACAACAATGAACGCAAAGTACATTATATACCTGCCACCCACCCCGCCCCACAGAATGCAGGGCAATACTTCGAGTTACCAGGCAGTGGTCAGGGGTTAAGTAGCCAGCCCGAGGCGTAAGAACATGACGGCAGGGTTCAACTTTAATAACTATGCAGCAGGTTTTTGTTCCGCTACCCCGGCGTTAAGGGGAAATGAGGTCAGCATGGATACTATCGATCTTGGGTAATGACTCCAACTTACTGATAGTGTTTTATGTTCAGATAATGCCCGATGACCTTGTCATGCAGCTCCACCGATTTTGAGAACGACAGTGACTTCCGTCCCAGCCTTGCCAGATGTTGTCTCAGATTCAGATTATGTCGCTCAATGCGCTGAGTGTAACGCTTGCTGATAACGTGCAGCTTTCCCTTCAGGCGTGATTCATACAGCGGCCAGCCATCCGTCATCCATACCACGACCTCAAAGGCCGACAGCAGGCTCAGAAGACGCTCCAGTGTGGCCAGAGTGCGTTCACCGAAGACGTGCGCCACAACCGTCCTCCGTATCCTGTCATACGCGTAAAACAGCCAGCGCTGACGTGATTTAGCACCGACGTAGCCCCACTGTTCGTCCATTTCAGCGCAGACAATCACATCACTGCCCGGTTGTATGCGCGAGGTTACCGACTGCGGCCTGAGTTTTTTAAGTGACGTAAAACCGTGTTGAGGCCAACGCCCATAATGCGTGCACTGGCGCGACATCCGATGCCATTCATGGCCATATCAATGATTTTCTGGTGCGTACCGGGCTGAGAGGCGGTGTAAGTGAACTGTAGTTGCCATGTTTTACGGCAATGAGAGCAGAGATAGCGCTGATGTCCGGCAGTGCTTTTGCCGTTACGCACCACGCCTTCAGTAGCGGAGCAGGAAGGACATCTGATGGAAATGGAAGCCACGCAAGCACCTTAAAATCACCATCATACACTAAATCAGTAAGTTGGCAGCATTACCCTGCAACCGCTATGAAAAAGGCGGGAAAGATGGCATCACAATGACATTTATCGGCCCTTCCCCCTCTGTTCAGGACAAATCAGCCAGCACTGATAATACCAACATCAACGGCGAAGACATGACTGAGATTGAGGAGAGCATGCTTCTACCTGTCTCCGGTCAGGAACTGCCCATTCGTTGGCTTGCTCAACACGGCAGCGAAAAACCAGTAACGCACGTTTCACGCGACGAACTCCAGGCATTACACATTGCACGGGCTGAAGAACTACCGGCTGTTACTGCCCTGGCTATTTCGCATAAAACCAGTCTGCTCGACTCGCTGGAGATTCGCGACCTCCACAAACTGGTTCGTGACACTGACAAAGTTTTCCCTAATCCTGGTAATTCAGACCTGGGACTAATAACTGCTTTTTTCGAAGCATACTTGGACGCTGACTACACTGTTCGGGGCCTGCTGACAAAAGAGTGGATGAAAGGAAATCGTGTTTCACGCATCACCCGCACGGCTTCCGGTGCTAATGCTGGTGGTGGGAACAAAACCGATCGCAATCCGAATTTAGTACACACCCTCGACACACTGGATGTGGAGATTGCAGCAGCCACACTTCCGATGGATTTTAATATTTATGAAATTCCGGGCAGCGTTTATCGTCGCGCAAAAGAAGTAGTCCTGAAAAAAGAAAGTCCGTTCAAAGAATGGTCCGCAGCACTTCGTGCACCCCCGGGTATTCTGGACTATTCCCGCGCCGCTATTTTTGCACTTATCCGAAGCGCACACCCTGAATTTTATCACTACCCGGGACGCCTTCAGGGGTATATCAACGCCTATTTGACGGAAACTGATCACGAGAACCCCAGCAAGGAAACTCTCACAGCTACCCGGCATACGCCGGAAAAAGATATCCTGGAAGAAATTAACCGCGAGGTGGTTACTGAGCGTGAAACAGAAGAAGAAAAACCACAACCATCTGACGCAATGGCAGGTGAACAGGCAACAACTGAAACAATGGAACCGGATACAACTGAACATTGCCAGAACGCGCAGTCGCTGGATGCTCAGTCGCAGGTGAGTTCCGCTAACCAAGTAAAAGTCACCGCTGACGAAGTAAACAAAATTATGCAGGCAGCCAATATCAGCCAGCCTGACGCCGATAAGTTACTTGCTGTATCGCGTGGTGAATTTGTTGAGGGGATTAGCGACCCTAATGATCCGAAATGGGTCAAGGGGATCCAGACTCGCGATTCTGTGAACCAGAACCAGCATGAATCGGAACGGAACGACCAAAAAGCGGAACAAAACAGCCCAAATGCGTTACAAAACGAGCCAGAAACGAAACAATCCGAACCAGTAGCGCAACAGGAACCGGAAAAAGTCTGCACCGCCTGCGGTCAGAGCGGTGGCGGCAACTACCCTGATTGTGGCGCGGTGATGGACGACGCAACATACCAGAAAACATTCGATGAAGAGAATCAGGTTGAAGTTCAGGAAAATGATCCGGAGGAAATGGAAGGCGCTGAACATCCACACAAGGAGAATGCTGGCAGCGCTCAGGACCACGCCAGCGATAGTAAAACTGGCGAGACGGCAGATCCCTTAATTACGGTGAATGGTCATCACGAAATCACATCCACCAGCAGGACGTGTGACCATCTAATGATCGACCTTGAAACCATGGGAAAAAATCCTGATGCCCCGATCATCTCAATAGGTGCAATATTTTTCGATCCGCAAACCGGAGATATGGGACCCGAATTTAGTAAGACTATCGATCTGGAAACTGCTGGCGGAGTCATTGATCGGGACACCATTAAATGGTGGCTTAAGCAATCACGCGAAGCGCAATCTGCCATTATGACCGATGAAATCCCGTTAGATGATGCACTGTTACAATTGCGGGAATTTATCGACGAAAACTCCGGTGAATTTTTTGTTCAGGTCTGGGGAAATGGAGCCAACTTCGACAACACGATTTTGCGCCGTTCATACGAACGGCAGGGGATCCCCTGCCCGTGGCGTTACTACAACGATCGCGATGTACGCACAATCGTTGAGCTGGGGAAAGCCATAGACTTCGATGCCAGAACGGCTATTCCATTCGAAGGTGAGCGCCATAATGCACTTGATGACGCTCGTTACCAGGCAAAATACGTTTCAGCTATCTGGCAAAAACTGATCCCGAGTCAGGCTGATTTTTAATGTTCAACCCTAATTGCCGCTAACCGTATATAGTTAGCGGCGGTTATGAGATATAGCTATGAGCAGCTTATTTTTAACCGAAGATGAATTGCTAATATTAACGGGCTGCAAATATGCAAGCCACCAGCGAAAATGGTTAATGGAAAACGAGCTTCCGTTCTATACCAATCGTAGTGGCAAACCGATTGTCAGCCGGGATCTATTTACCTGCAATAAAACTTTACCACCACGCGAGGTAGAGCCGAATTTTGGTGCGATCTGATGGGAAGACGAAGGAAAAATCCTGAGCACGAAAAATTACCTCCAAATGTATACCCAAATAAATATAGTTATGTATGGAAACCAACATCCAGCGAATCTGTAACACTAACCGCCATCAAGGATGGTTTAGCTGCTTTATGGAAAAAGTATGAGGAAACTGTAAATAATCGCGATCGTGCAATGACATTCGGTCGCTTGTGGGAAAAATTCCTCGCCAGCGCCTATTACAGTGACCTCAGTCCAAGAACACAAAAAGATTATCTGCAACATCAAAAAAGTTGCTTGCCGTATTCGGTAAGGTGCCGGCAGATTCCATAAAACCAGAACACATCCGTCGATACATGGACAAGAGAGGGGAACAGAGTAAAACGCAAGCCAACCATGAAGTCCCGCGTTTACAGTTGGGGGTATGAGCGAGGGTACGTGAAGGCTAACCCATGTGCAGGTGTAAGTAAATTCAAGGCCAAAAACCGCGAACGATATGTAACCGACAAAGAATACCAGGCAGTATTAAGCGTTGCACCTCTTCCTGTTTTTATCGCAATGGAAATTGCCTATCTGTGTGCAGCGAGGGTTTCCGATGTGTTATCGCTGAAATGGGAGCAGATTGGAAACGACGGGATCTTTATCCAGCAAGGGAAAACAGGAAAAAACAGATAAAAGCATGGAGTCCACGATTACAGGCGGCGATCGAAAAAGCAAAACAGTTACCAACATCCGCCTATGTAATCAGCAATCAATACGGCAACCGATATATGTACAAAGGCTTTAACGAAATGTGGGTAGAAGCAAGAAATCGCGCAGGCAAAATTTCAGGTATTTTAACCGACTTCACCTTTCATGATCTGAAGGCGAAAGGAATTTCAGACTATGAAGGAAGCAGTCGGGATAAGCAACTTTTCTCTGGTCACAAAACCGAGGGGCAAGTGCTAATCTATGACAGGAAGGTTAAAGTTTCACCGACACTTGATGTCCCGTTACCTGAAAATATTCCAAGTAATTCCACGTGTGATTTTTGTCACTGACTTAATGATGTATAAGTGATTGAATTTTGGCGGAGAGAGGGGGATTTGAACCCCCGGTGGAGTTGCCCCCACTCCGGTTTTCGAGACCGGTCCGTTCAGCCGCTCCGGCATCTCTCCGTTCAGATGGTTGCCATGATGCCAGGAAATTTGGCATTTTAACAGTCCCTGTCCGTGCAATTTTGTTCAAGTGACGAGTTTGCGAGCAAAACGATGATTAAGTGGCCCTGGAAAGTACAAGAATCAGCACATCAAACTGCCCTTCCCTGGCAGGAAGCACTATCGATCCCCCTTTTAACGTGTCTGACGGAACAGGAACAAAGCAAATTAGTCACTCTTGCCGAACGTTTTTTACAGCAAAAGCGGCTTGTTCCTTTACAGGGCTTTGAACTGGATTCATTAAGAAGCTGCCGGATAGCACTTCTATTTTGCCTACCCGTTCTGGAGTTAGGACTGGAATGGCTGGATGGTTTTCATGAAGTCTTAATTTATCCTGCGCCATTTGTGGTCGATGATGAATGGGAAGACGATATCGGTCTGGTGCATAACCAACGTATTGTTCAGTCAGGTCAGAGCTGGCAGCAAGGGCCTATCGTTTTGAACTGGTTGGATATACAAGATTCTTTTGATGCTTCTGGTTTTAACCTGATTATTCATGAAGTCGCTCATAAGCTGGACACCCGTAACGGCGATCGCGCCAGCGGAGTTCCCTTTATTCCGTTGCGTGAGGTTGCTGGCTGGGAACACGATCTTCATGCTGCAATGAACAACATTCAGGAAGAAATCGAATTGGTTGGCGAGAATGCGGCGAGCATTGATGCTTATGCAGCCAGCGATCCTGCTGAATGTTTTGCCGTACTTTCTGAATATTTCTTTAGCGCCCCAGAACTTTTTGCTCCTCGTTTCCCTTCATTGTGGCAACGTTTCTGCCAATTTTATCAACAAGATCCTTTGCAGAGACTGCATCACGCTAATGATACAGACTCGTTTTCGGCGACGAATGTTCATTAA